ATACTGATTTAAAAGTTATTGGAAACTGGGGTGATTAAGATGACTAACGGAGAAAACTGGGAAACTTGGAATTTTAGGCTTTGGATAGAAAATAATGAAGCACTCAGTAATTACTTTAAATGTTTATATATAAAATATACTGAAGATGTAAAACTAAATGAATATTTTGGATCTGCTCCTGATCAAAGACTGGTTGCCGATTTAACTCAATATGCTTTAGAACTTGTTGAAAAAGAAACTAAAAAGATGGAATGCGGGTTTTTATCTGACGTTTTAAATAGATCTATAAGTTTAGTAAATTTTAATGATATAGCTAAGTATTACATATGGCAGATAAAAGAAGAAAAGAAAGCCCAAGAATTATTAACTGTAGAATAAGTTGCGATATATGCGAAAAGTGGGTTACAATAGTAAATAAAAAAGATGACGAAAGATCTAAAAAAATATGGATATGTAATGATTGTAACGAAACATACCCGATATGGAACCACTAGAAAATATAGTAACAATAGTAAGTTTTGAGGAGTTTCAACAATTAATAAACGATACAGGCGATGACGAACTGACTATAATGGAACTAATAGATGCCATCGCTCAAATAAACGGAAAGATATATGAACAAACAAATACATTCGGACAGAGTTAATCACCCTTTTAAATACCACGCTGAAATACAATACGAAACTGAAAAAGGTTTTGCGTTTACAAGTGCAGTAGGTACTTCATTAGATGATTTTATAAAAGATATAAAAGAAAGATTAAATTATACAAAAGACAGAGACTCAAGATTAGTTGAGGCATTATACGATCCAAACGGAGAGAAAATAAACATTACCCCTAAAATATTAGATCTATTAAAGAAATAGCTAAATACACTATAAATAACCCCGATAAATATATAAAATAACCCCTTTTAATAATTTTAAAAGCGTTTTTAAATTAAACGTATTAAAAAAAAGGAGATTACTATGCCTAAAGGCAAAGGAACATACGGATCAAAGCGTGGGAGACCACCAAAAAAATCTAAATCAATGAAATCTAAAAAGAAAAAGTTTGGCAAAAGAAAATAAAGCATCCTTAAAAGCTGAGCTAGTAGGAATAAAAAATCTAAAGATAGCAGGAGCTTGGCGAATAGAGTTTGATGTATATGACTTTGAAACTCCGGCGGTAAAAGATTTAATGGACATGCTAAATAAACCTGTAGCTATGGGATTAGTTCAATTAGATGACTAAACAAGGGCAAAGCAGGGGCAAACCTTTTAAGAAAGGTAATGAGATAGGCAAAGAAAGTAGATGGAAAAAAGGTCAATCAGGTAATCCAAACGGAAGAAGAAACGCATACACGGATCTAATAAAAGAATTTAGCTATCAGAAAGTAAACGACAGAGAAAGAAGAGAGATAATTGTCAATAAACTATTTCAACTGGCTGAACGTGGAGATCTAAACGCAATGAAGATGGTCATAGAACGTTTAGAAGGTAAATCAGTAGAACGTCAAGAGAGAGTAAATAAAAGCGAACCAATACAAGTAATGGTAATTCAGGAGGACTAATGGCAAAAATATCACCAGCAGTTTCTAAAAGACTAGGAGCATTAGCAAAAAAACATAATATTGGAAAATCATCTTTAACTCAAGTATATAGAAGGGGTTTGGGTGCGGCTGTAAGTTCAGGAACTAGAAAAGGCATGACGCCATCAAGCTGGGCATCGGCAAGAGTAAATAGTTTTATTAAGATAGTTAAAGGCAAAAAAGCTATTAAGCATGATCCAGTATTAGTTAGAAAAGAACGGAAGAGAAGAAAGAGATGAGAAGAAAGAAGCAAAGAAGAGTTGCAAAAGATAAAAAGCAAAAATCTGTTCCTAAAAAGTATTTAAGCGGAACAAAAGGTTCAGAAAGAACTCAACGAGCTAAAGACATAGCTAAAATGCAGAGACTATATAAGGCTGGTAAGAGAGTTCCAAAAGCGTTAATGAAAAGGGTATTTGGTTGATAAATTGGCATATAAATCCGATAAGAAAAGAAATATTAAAAGACTCAAGCAGATTCAAAGTTTTAGTATGCGGGAGAAGATGGGGCAAGACTGTTTTGTCTCTTATGTATTTAATGAAGGATCAGTTCGAACCAAACGAAAGAAGGTGGTTCATAACTCCTACTTACAGGCAAGGCAAGATGATAGTGTTTCCTATTCTTCGGCAGATGTTTGCTGGTTTCGATGGAGCTAAACTTAATGAATCTGAAATGTCAGTTATATTTAATAATGGAGCTGAGCTTGCGGTTAAAGGTGCTGATAATGAACACAATCTTCGTGGTGTCGAACTCACTAAATGTGTAATGGATGAGATGGCTTATATTAAACCGCATGTTTGGGAAGAAATTATTTATCCAATGTTAGCAACTACTCAAGGCACTGCATTATTTATCGGAACTCCTAATGGATATGATACTATGTATGATTTATATAGTAAAGGGCAAAGTGATCCCGATTGGAAGAGTTGGCAATTTAAAACATTAGATGGCGGATTTGTACCAGCGGAAGAAATAGCAAGAGCTAAAAGAACTATGGATCCAGTAAGATTTAGGCAGGAGTTTGAAGCATCATTTGAAACTACTGGTAATAGAGCAGCTTGGAACTTTGATAGAGATATACATGTTAAACAAGCCAAAGAACTTTCTAGCTATAAATGGTGGGGTTGCGATTTTAACGTGGATTATATGACCGCAGTATTAGCATGTCAATACACCGATGGTACTATACACTATTATGACGAAATAAGGCTAAAGAATAGTAATACAGAAGAGATGGCGAGAAAGATGAAAGCTATTGAAAAAAATATAGAAGTGTATCCAGATCCAGCAGGTAATGCTAGATCTACAACTAGCAATAGATCCGATCATCATATATTAAGAGACTATGGATTTTTAATAAGATCTAAAAAGGCTCATCCAAGTCATATAGATAGATTAAACGCATTAAATAGAAAGTTATTAGATGCAGATGGTAATGTAAGTATGACTATAGATCCCAAATGTAAATATTTAATAAAAGATTTAGAACAAGTGCAGCGTGATAAAAAGGGTGGAATAGATAAAACGCAAATAGATCTTACTCATTCACTGGATGCTTGTAGCTACGCTATTAGTTATAAGTTTCCAGTAATTAGTAGGGCATCAAGAACAATGGAATGGTAATATGTACAACTTCGGTAAAACAGTTAATCAGGTAGTAATCCCCGATCTATCAGAACAAATAATCTTAAAAACAGTTGCTAAAGCTGAACAAGATTTTAAAGAAAAAGAACAAGCGGAAAGAATGACCGCATTAGATTTCTATTATAATATTAATATGGATAAGCATATTGAGCAGTACTTTTCTAGTGAATCGTTACAGCAGATACCAACATATCCAAGTAAAGTTGTTCCTAGATTCGCAAGAGCTAGAATGATGTTATATAAACAACCGCCTAAAAGATACTTTAACGGAGAGGAGAACGATGACTATAAAAACATTGCTTACATGTTAGATAGTCAGACCAAACAATTTAGTGAGTTAGCTTGGCTATTAGGGAGTTGTCATTTTAAAACCAAATATAATCCTATTAAAGAAAGATTGGAATATGAGATACTTCCAAATGTAAAAGAATATTATTTAAATGGCGAGTCTCATCCATATGGTTATAGTTATGAAATAGATAAAGGCAATAACAAAGATAGGCAATATGTATTTTGGTCTGAGGATCGAGATGGTATGCCTGGTATGCATTTTAGATTTGATCAAAAAGGCAAAAGGTATGCGGTAGCTGGTAATGAAGATATGATAAACCCTTTTGGATTAAACCCGATTAGTAAAGTTGTTTATCCATCCTCAAGCCACGATGTAGTTAGATCTGCTATACAAATCGGAATAGCTATGACCGAAATAGCATTGAGCGTTAGATCTAGATTGGGTCAACCAGTATTTACAGGAATCGATGAAGGTCAGTCTGTAATTAAATCTGGTATAGACTCTGCTATTATTTTACCCGAAGGTGGATCATTTCAGTATGTATCTCCAGCAGGTGGATTAAATGAGATGATTGAAGCAGTTAAGATATTCGCTAATCAAACTGCGGAAAATAATCATTTAAGAATCAGGTGGGGTGATTCAACTGGTAACGCTCCAAGCGGTGAAGCGTTAAAAATATTGGAGATTGAAAATTTAGAATCTCGTGAAAGTGATATACCTTACTTTAAAGAATGGGAGCAAACCAGATACGAAATTGATAAACGGATTTTAGAAGTTTACAATGTAATGACTCTGCCTGATGATTATTATGTAGACTTTGGTGAAATAAGCTACCCGATGTCAGTAGATCAAGAACTAAAAATGTTACAATGGAAGTTAGATAATGGAGTAATGACTAAACGTGATTTGCTTTTATACTTTAACCCCGATATGAACGATCAAGAACTAGATGAGAAACTTGGTGAGGTAGAAGAAGAACGCAACCAAGAAGTTCAACAACAGCGTGAAGCTCAAGAACCTATAAGCCAAGTTGAAAGAATACTAAATGCCTGATGATATAGATAAAGCTGTAAATAGTTTTATGAATCAAGTTAAAAAGATTGAGGACAGCTTGCGTAATGATTTAGAACGTTTAGCCTATAGAATGAACGATATGACTGAGACTGAATTATTATTAACAACTAAACGCTTAAACTTTTTACAGGAGTTAGTTGATAAAGGTTATGGAAGTCAAGTAAATAATCTTATGGATGAATATGACGTTTTATTAGCAGATGCGGTTAAAGAGGCTAAACGCAGAGGAGTAGTGCCGATGAAAACGGAAACTGTAGAAGCAATACAAACGTTAAAAGACTTAGACACAGAATCATTACTTGGTAAGGCTAGAGCTTGGGGAGATGAAATGAAGAGCGTTATGTTTGTTAATATATATGGCGGTGCTAGCATAAGAGATACTATTGAAGCTATGGGGCAAGTTAATTTAGCTAGTCATCAACTAAACGTTGCAGTAAATACGGGACTTAGGCAATTTAGTGATTTTAGTAGATACAATGTATTTAAAGGCGAAGATGTAAAATGGATCTACGTTGGCCCAAACGATAGCGTTACCAGGCCTGAGTGTAAGAATACTTTAGCTGATTCAAAAAATAATTTAAATAAAGGTTTTAGTGAATCTGAAGTAGGATCTAGCGGCACACCTTTTGGTATTAGAGGCGGTTATAATTGTAGACATAGTTGGATGGTAGCGTGAAATTATTTTACGTAATTAAAGCAGAAGTAAAAGACTGGAAAATTTTAGGCGGTAAATTAGCAACTAGAATAGTATTAGATGCCGATAAAGGTATTAGCCAAGATAAGGATGGTAAAAAGTTTCCA